GGTAGAGCATCTTACAATAAAGGTAAAACTAAAACTGGTAAGAAAAAGAATTTAAAAGCACCTAGCAAAGTAGTAGGAAATAAAAGAAGAAAAAGTTTTTGTGCTAGAATGAAAGGCATGAAAAAGAAATTAACTTCAGCTAAAACTGCAAGAGACCCTAATTCAAGAATTAATAAATCACTAAGAGCATGGAACTGTTAACATATGTCTAAAACTTATTTATCAATGACTAACGAACTACTGGTTGAAATTAATGAACCAGAAGTAACAACAATATCAGGAGCATTAGGTATACAAAAATTTGTATCTAACTGTGTTAATAGAGCTTACTTTGATATAGTAGATGCTCAAGATACATGGTCTTGGTTATCATCATCAGCAACACAAGGTAATTACAATGGTAATACTTATGTTGAAACTGTTGCAGGACAAAGATGGTATCTTTTAAAACAAGGTTCATCAAGTGTTGATACAGATTTTTCTAATGTAGACTGGGATGGTTTTTCATTAACAGAACAAGGTGTGTCTGGTAAAACAGAACCTTATACAATTAGAAATTTACCTTTTGTTTCTTTAGAAACTTGGAGAGATTTTTATGCTGAAGGTGAAGAAAGAGATAGTTCAAAAGCAACTCCTACATATGGTGTACCTGAAAGAATAATTAGAAGTGAAGATAATAGACACTTTGGATTATCTCCAGTACCTAATGGAGTTTATAGAATTTATTTTTATGCTTACAACAGACCTTCAGAATTAACTAATGATACAGATGTTGTTTTATTTCCAGCACAATATAAACCAGTTTTATTAGCAAGAGCTAGATATTTTATTTATCAATTCAAAGATAATATTGCACAAACACAATTAGCTTTAGATGAATATAAAAAAGGTTTAGATAAAATGATTGAACAATTAAATGCTCCTCAACCAAAATATATCGAAGACGATAGAAGAGTATTTATTTAATAAAGGATAAAAATGCCAACTCAAGGAGCTTCCATTACAGTACAGGGTGGCTTGGATTTAGTTTCAAGTAGTCATGCTTTATTTAGAACACCTGGAGCTGCAACTGTCCTACAAAATTTTGAATCATCTACTACTGGTGGTTATAGAAGAATAAGTGGTTTTGAAAAATTAGGAACTACAAGTGCAGTTATTCCTTCTGGAGTTGTAACTGATGAAATGCATGGTATTAAAGGTTATGCAGATGGAGTAGTTGTTGCTCAAGGAACTGATGTATATTTTAGTACTACAGGTACTTCTTATGTTCAAATAAATAAAGATACTTTTACAATAGGACCAGGAACAGTTTCTATTAGTGCAGGTTCACCTACCTTAACTGGAGTAGGTACAACTTTTTTAACATCTTTTCTTGTTGGTGATGATATTAAAATTAATACTGCTACACCTTATATTTATAAAGTACTTTCTATTCAAAGTAATACTCAATTAACATTAAGTAGAAATGCTATTACTCCTAATACACAAAATAATTTAACTTATGCTATTGGTGGTATTGACCCAAGTCTATTAGCTAGTCGTACAACAATTCCTAGAACTAATCAAACTAATGTTAAGTTTGTAAACTTTGAAGCTATTCAGAGTATTAATGGTGCTTTATATTTTGTAGATGGATATAATAAAATAGGTGAGTTTTATATACATGAAGATGGTACTTATCATTTTGAAGATATAAATGAAGATGCTCCTATTGGATGTTCTTTAATAGAAAGATATGCTGAAAGAATAATAGTATCAGGACAAAGAGATAACCCAAGTACTGTTTATTATAGTAATAGATTACAGCCTTGGGATTTTACAGGAGCTTCAGCAGGGTCAATAGATGTTGGAGATGTAGTAACAGGTATTAAAGTTTTTAGAAACAGCTTAATTATATTTTGTAAAAATAGTATTTATGAGTTGACAAACCTTGATTCTACTCCTATAATTAAGTCAGTAACAAAAAATATAGGTTGTGTAAGTGGCAACTCAATTCAAGAGATAGGTGGAGATTTAATCTTCTTAGCCCCTGATGGATTAAGAACAGTTGCTGGTACAGCTAGAATTGATGACGTAGAATTAAGTTCTATTAGTAGAAAAATTTTACCATTAGTAAATGAACTAATTAATAACTTTGCTAACTATACTATTTCAAGTATGGTTATTAGAGAAAGAAGTCAATACAGATTATTTTATTATAGGTCTGGTCAAGCAGCTAGTGGACAACAAGGAATTATAGGAACATTTAAATATAATTCAGAAGGTATACCTGCATTTGAATGGAGTCAAACTAAAGGTTTACCTGTTAAGTTTTGTACCTCAGATGTTAACAACGATGGTACAGAAGTACTTCATCATACTGATGAAACAGGTTATGTTTATAAACATGATACTGGTAATAGTTTTGATGGTGCTAATGTAGAAGCAGAATTTCAAACACCAGATATGGACTATGGTGATAATGGTTTAAGAAAAAGTTTATATAAAGTTAAAACTAATATTGAACCTGAAGGAACACAAAACGATTTACTATTAAGAATTAGATATGATTTTGAAAGTTCAGAAGTTCCTCAACCAGGAAACTTTGCAGTAGGAAATTTAAGTTCAGCTTCATTATTTGGAACAGCCTTATTTGGAACAGGTATATTTGGAGCAACAACATTACCAAGTAAAAGTGTATTAGTAACAGGAAGTGGTTTTTCTAATAACTTTAAATTTTTTAGTAATGATACAAATGCTCCATATTCAGTAAATGGAATGTTTGTTTCATTCATAGCAGGAGGAAGAAGATAAATTATGGCAGGATATACTAGACAGAGTTCATTAAATAATGGTGATATTATTACAGCAGCATTATTTAATAATGAATACAATCAACTTTTAGCAGCCTTTAATGCTTCAACAGGACACAAGCATGATGGTACTGCAGCAGAAGGACCAGTCATTGCTCTTATTGGAGATTCAGGTCTTACTACTCCTTTAAACAAAATTCAAATAGATACAACTAATGATGAAATAGGTTTTCACATTGATGTATCAGGAACATCTACAGAACAATTTAAATTATTAGATGGTGCAATCGTTCCTATTACAGATAACGATATTGATTTAGGTACAAGTTCTTTAGAGTTTAAAGATGCTTTCTTTGATGGAACAGTTACATTAGATGGTTTAGTAATTGGTTCAGCTACTTCTATTACAGATGTAGATACAGATTTAACTTCAGTATCAGCTAGTGATGATACATTAGCTAGTGCTAAAGCAATTAAAACTTATGTTGATGCACAAGTAACAGCAAGTGATTTAGATTTTTCTGGTGATACTGGTGGTGTTCAATCAGTTGATTTAGATTCACAATCATTAACACTTACTGGTGGAACTGGTATTGATACTACAGGTTCTGCACAGACAATGACTTTTGCAATTGATAATACAGTTGCAACATTAACAGGTTCACAAACTCTTACAAATAAAACTTTAACTAGTCCTGTATTAAATACAGCTATTAGTGGTACAGCTTTTTTAGATGAAGATAATATGGCATCTAATTCTGCTACTAAAGTTGCATCTCAACAATCTATTAAAGCCTATGTTGATTCACAAGTAACTGCACAAGATTTAGATTTTCAAGCAGATACAGGTGGAGCATTATCAATTGATTTAGATTCAGAAACTTTAACTTTAACTGGTGGTACAGGTATTGATACTGCTGGTTCTGGAAATAGTGTTACATTTGGAATTGATTCTACTGTAGCAACTTTAACTGGTTCACAAACTCTTACAAATAAAATTTTAACTAGTCCAGTAATTTCTACAATTTCTAATACTGGTACAGTAACATTACCAACAGCAACTGATACTTTAGTAGGAAGAGCAACTACAGATACTCTTACTAATAAATCTATTGATGTAGATAATAATACAGTTACTAATATTGAAGTTGATAATTTAAAGTCTGGAGTTTTAGATATAGATTTAACAAGTGTTGCAGCAACAGATACTACTCTTGCTTCAGCAAAAGCAATTAAGAGTTATGTAGATACACAAGTTGCAACTATTCCAGTTGGAGATATTACTTCAGTTGTAGCAGGTGATGGTTTAACTGGTGGTGGAACATCAGGTGATGTAACTTTAAATGTTGTAGGTGGAACAGGTATTACTGCTAATGCAAATGATATAGCTATTGATGCAACTGTTGCTACATTAGATGGCACTCAAACTTTAACTAATAAATCTGGTAATATTTCACAATGGACAAATGATGTAGGATATTTAACTGCAGAAACAGATAGTCAAACATTAAGTTTTTCAACACCAACTTTAACAATTAGTAATGGTAATAATGTAGATTTAAGTACATTAACAACTGGTTTAATTACAGCAAGTTCAACTGATACATTTACTAATAAAACTATTGATGTAGATGCAACAGGTAACTCAATTACTAATTTAGCTGATGCTAATATTAAAACAGCAGCAGCTATTGATGCAAGTAAAATTGCAAATGGTTCAGTATCAAATACTGAATTTCAATATTTAGATGGCGTTACGTCAGCTATTCAAACTCAAATTAATAGTAAACAAGCAACTATTGATGCAAGTGCTAGATTAAATGCTAATTTAGTTGGAGATGGTTCGGTAGATAATACTGAATTTAGTTATATCAATGGTGTAACTTCTGGAATACAAACTCAATTAGATGCTAAAGCTTCTAATGGTTTTAGTATTGCAATGGCAATTGCACTTTAATTGTTGACGTATTAATAAAAATATAGTATAATAGGATAATTAGGAGAAAACATGGCACAAAACTTTAGACGATACACAAGCAATGATGTAGGAACATCTGATGCAACATTATTTACTGCTGACAGTTTCGATACTGTAGTTGGTATATCTGTTGCTAATGTTACAGCATCTGCTGTAGTAGCATCAGTTTATATTAATGATGGTTCAAACGATATTTATTTAGTTAAAGATGCACCAATACCA